TGGCGGCGACCTGTTTGGTGACTGGGCCAGTTGGCAACGTGCCAGAAGACAGCGTGACGCAGATCGCCGACCAGCTGCAAGGTGTCACCAGCGTGAACAACGAGGCGGCATTCAGCGGCGGTGTGGATCGCGAGGACGACGACAATTTCCGCATGCGGATCTATTTCAAGATCAGGTATCCTGCCACGAGCGGCAATGTGTACCATTACCAGCAGTGGGCCACCGAGGTGTCGGGGGTTGGCGCCGTCAAGGTGTTTCCTTTGTGGGATGGGCCGGGAACGGTGAAGGTCTCCATCCTGGATGCGAATGGCGATCCTGCAAATGAGGACCTTATCGACGACGTGCAGGCGTATATCGATCCAACACCGCAGCAGACAGGCGAAGGCCAGGCGCCGGTGGGTGCGCTGGTCACAGTCACAACAGCGACCGCCAAGCCGGTCAATGTTTCGGCCACAGTGACGCTGGGGAGCACAGGCAATCTCGAGACAGTCAAGGCAGGCTTTACCGAGGCGCTAAAAGAATATTTTCAGCAGATTGCTTACGACGGAGAGACGATCAGTGTATCGCCGGCTCGCGTTGGTAATCTGCTTTTTGATGTGCAGGGAGTGGTCGATTATGCAAACCTCACCCTTAACGGTGGCACAGCAGCTGTCACGATCGGCGAAGAAGAGGTGCTGCAGGTTGGCACCATTACGCTGAATCTGCCGACGGGAGGGAGCTGATAGATGGTGAACAGGATAGCAAAACGCCTGGATCCGCGCTTGGATAAGATCACACACTTCCACGAGCTCACGGAAGCAGAATCGGTGGCACTGGACAAGCTGGACGACGAGGTGAAAGAGCTCGAAGCCAATATGACGCTCACCAACACAACCCTCAGCCAGATCGCACGCAGAGAAGCAGAGTTCGGCGTGGCGAGCGACAACACGAAGCCCATCGTTCAGCGTCGTGCCGTGCTCATTGCCAAGCTCAGAGGGCAGGGCACGACAACACCAGCCTTCATTCGCAATGTGGCGGCTTCGTTCGAGTATGGGGAAGTGTCGGTGGACGAATCCTCAGCGCCTTACACCGTGCGGATCATCTTCGAGAGTGTGATCGGGATCCCGCCAAATATGGAAGACTTCATCCGCACGATCGAGGAAGTAAAGCCAGCGCACCTGGTCTTTGAATATGTATACCGCTACAACACATGGGATATGATCGAAGCCTTCGAGAAGACCTGGGACGAATGGGAGGCACTCGACATCACCTTCGAAGGCCTCATGACTTACCACGAGGATGATACAGAGACAACAAGCATCGCCAAGAGCGTTGCGAACACATTGAGAAAGGCGGTGCAGAATTTTGGGCAGCGCAAATAAAACAAAAGCACTACAGCTTCCGCAGTGGCTGGGCAATGAGTACTTCGAACGCCTGGATATGAACGGCGCGTTTTCGAACATTGAGAAAGCCGTCGCCACATTCGACTACCTGGCGCGTACCTACGGCGTCACTGAAACCTATCCCGACGCTGACACCGGCACTATCACAGCCACCGTCGGCAGCGGATCGCCTGTGACCGCCACACGCTCCACCGTCGTAAGTGAGGCCGACGGCGTGACAACCTATGTGGAGACCACAACGATCGACGGCGTGGCCACCACGCGCACATGGACCGAAGGCACAACGACAGCGAGCATGGAGGTGACATCGAGTGAATAAGGAAGTGTTCAGCTGGCGCCTGAAACGCGTCAAAGCAGCAGTCGACACCGACCTTGCAGCGCTCGCCGCACGCGTCGGCTTGCTCGAGAAATGGTGGGAGTACCTGAAGTGGCAGTACGGCGTGCAGACCGTCATCGCCGACGGCGACGGCAGCACATACGCGAAGATCTTCACGGAAACGATTGAGAACGGTGATGCAACGATCGGCACGTGCGTGACTAAGAAAAGCCTCGATGGCAGCACGTTCACGGCGGTGTACACCATCGGGACGACCGTGCGCACACTGACCACGACGATCAACGGAGACGGAACATTCACGGAGGTGTGGAGTTAATGGATACAGTAGTTTATGACAGAGTAGAAGACGTGCTGGCACGTGTCGAAAGCCTGGTTGGACGTGTAGACGTGTAGAGGATACCTACCTCGTCGCGAAAGACATCCTGCTCGGCACACAGATCAGCGACTGGATCGCCGACCTCAAGGCATCTGGTACCGCCTCAGCAACTTATGGCGACGCGACACGAATGAATGCGTTGATCGCGAATGAGGATGCAGCGAATAACGCAGATGTGGCAAAGTACCTCGTGCAATGGGCCGTGGCGAATAATAAGTACGGTACTTACTGTGGGGCGGCTTGTGGTGCTGTCAGCGGTGTGACATGGGAAAGCCTGACAACACCGAACGCGGTCATGAGCAATGCGGCGGCATTCACTGCGCTGTGTGGGAATAGCGTAGCGATATATGAAGCTTTTAGGGATCGTTCAATTAGATTGGATATATGGAATAATCTGAATGTATGTGATTCGATTGTTCGATCGTCTACAACTGCTTTACAGGCGCTAAATAGAATGAGTAAAACTGAACTTCTTACCAATCTGATCGCAAAGAACCTATTTTTGTTTAAGACTAAAATTAACAACTCCGATACGTTCAGCATTAAGGTGACGTGTGCTCCAAACGGAGAACAAGTCGCTGTATCGACAGGATATGGAATTTGGAAGGACGTTAATAGATTCGTTTCGAAAATAGAGCCGATAGGTATTAATGGGGCGTTTTATACATACGTCGATTTCAGCTAAGGAGGCGCACACATGAAATTACACGATAACTTAGACACCATCCGCCAGCAAACCGCTCAGCGCGTCCAGCGAGGCCATGTCGAAGTTGCTGGCACAAGCGTGATCATCCCTCTCGAGCATGTCGATGTATCACGCGCGACTGTAAGCATCAGCGGTCCCATCAAGGCGTATATGATCAGCAATGACGCGTTGACAGTGACGCTGACAGAACCGGGCTATATCAACTGGGAGGTCAGAGAATAATGGACAACGTGATTATCTATGACAAGCTCGAAGAGCTGAATGAAGGAATTGAGTATAACGGGGGGGCATAACTAGCCTTTTAGGTAAAGGCGTTGTGAAGAGTGTGCAGAGAGGATATGGTGGTTTTCTAGTAACGGGACCAGACGCATGGATTTCTACAGCAAGCATTTCTCCTGTGGATCTGACTAAGTCTGTATTACTAATCTTTGGGATTGGAGAGGCGAATGAAACTGGTCCTAAATTTCAATTAACAAATGAGGCCATTCTCGTTGAGCTCAGTAAAAGGGGCTCTGGTGTCGTGTCGTTTACCTGGCAAGTGGTGGAATTTTATTAAGGAGGAAAACATGGATACAATCGTATATGATGCCGTGCAGGACGTGAAAGCCGTCGCAGAATATAACGGGGGGGCATAGAAACCCTTCTAAATGGTAGAGTTGTGAAGTCGGTGCAACGTGGTGTGGCGAATAAAAGCATCACATCGACGGGTTCATTTCAAGATATTAATATTAACTTTTCTTCTATAGATGCTTCGAAATCAATGGTTTTGGTTGAAATGGCCGGTGATCACGTGGGAGCAGGAAGTTACTATTTAAAAAATGTAACGTCCACGAGTTTGACGATAGCTTTTGATAAAGGTGTAAGCGGCACTTCTAGCTTCTATATAAGCTGGCAAGTAATCGAGTTTTATTGATAGGAGGAAAACATGGACAACGTAATCATCTACGACGCCATCGACGGCGTGTTAAATGAATGTGAAACGGTTATGGGGGGTGTGAACAACATACAGGGAACCCTCGACGCATCGAATCTGATCAGCGCTGACAGCGTTGTGAAGTCGGTGCAATCTGGGGTTATCGCGCAGAAGGATTTAAGTGTTCCCCTGCAAGCTGGTGTAGACAAAGACATTAAGATTATTTCCATATCTCCAGTTAATGCCAGCAAATGTTTCATTACATCTAACATTATAGAAGATGTAATTTCCGGGGATAATAATGTTTATTATACCTTCCCGTTCGTAAAGAACGATGGATTATATCTTAGATGCTATTCAGAATACTACTCTGTGACTGAGAGCATTGGTTTACCAAGGATGTACTGGTCACTTATTGAATTCTATTGAATAAAGGAGGTCATGCCTCATGAATCAACCATATTATTACGCGCAGATCGACGACGACGGCATTTGCTGCGGCGTCTCGCAGCTGTCGGGCGAAGTCGATTACGACAACATGATCCAGCTTGAGAGCTACGATATGAGCCTGATGGGCAAGCTCTGGACAGGCACAGAGTGGGTAGAGAATCCGAACCCGCCAGAGCCGGTGGAACCGACCACAGAGCCAACCAATCAGGACATCATGGACGCGCTGACAGCGATGCAGGGCGATCAGGTGCCAGCTGCAACGCTGGACGCGGCGTATCGGGAAGGAGTGAACGCGTATGTCTAACGAACTGTACACGAGCGCAATGTACGCCAAAGGCCTAGCCGATGCTGCCGATCTCCAGAGCCGCGCACCTGAGATGGACGGGACAGCGCTGTATGCGGAGGAGGATAAAATTCCTGACTTCCAGGCAGCCAGAGCCGCGAAGAATATGCTGCAGCGAGCGGCAGGCTTTATCTGCCGATCAACGGCAGGGCGTGTGATGAAGCTGATCCAGCCATACGACAGCGACATTTACACGCAGGAACCAGAAGAGCTACAAGCGCAATGGGCACCGTACTGGTCGAAGGATCCACTCAAGGCGCGGCCGTTTATCGCGCTGAGCACTGCACCATGGATGACGGGCGACTGCTGCACAGATGCTGGCCATGTGTGGCAGGCAAAGCAGGATAACGTTGTCTGGGCGCCGTCTACCAACCCTGAATTTTGGACGGATCTTGGCACGATCGAGAGCGTGATGGGGGTGTAGCCGATGGACCAAACAGCTATCCACATCTTCGACATCCTGCGCGAAGCCACAGAAACGCCAGAGGGCAAGGTCATCTATATCCTCACAGTGATCTGCGTGCTCATGATCGTCGACTTCCTCACCGGCTCGCTTGCAGCCTGGCGCAATCCTGGTATCTCATTCCAGAGCCAGGAGGGGATCAACGGGATCCTGCGCAAGCTCTGCAGCATCATCGTGCTGGTCGCATGCATCCCCATCGCGCCACTCGTGCCAGCTGATGCAGGGGTCGCGGCGCTGATCGTGCTCTATGTGGGATATCTGATTATGGAGTTCAAGTCGATCTTGGAGAACCTCGGCAAGCTCGGCGTGGAGATCAGCCCGCTCGCAGAGTTTTTGGATAAAATAGAACATCATGACAAGGAGGATAAATAAATGGAATTATTAGACGTAACACAGGTAGCTGAAGCACTGCTGACACTGCTCATTGCAGTGGTTGGTGTAGTTTATACGTACTTGCGCAACAAAAGCAATAATGCTGACCAACTTGATCGCTGGGTGCAGATCGCGGTCAGTGCTGCCGAGCAGGCGTATAAGACCTATACAACGGATGATCGCAAGCAGTACGCGCTCGACATCCTGCAGAAGCAGGGGCTTAAAGTCGACTGGAGTGCCGTCGATGATATGATTGAAGCCGCTGTGAATCAGCTGCCGCCAGTGCAGCGCACAGCGACCAGCGAAACCATGCTCGATGGGAAGGGGGCGTAATCATGGCCTATACACTCAGCCAGATGTGGCTGCCGGAATCGCTCTACAGCCTCAAGGCCAGTTATGCCATGACGCCGGTTGGCATCGTCGTCCACAACACAGCCGGCAGTGCCAGCGCACGCACCGAAGCGACGAACATGATCAACAATAGCAGCGCCACGTCTTATCATGCCATTGTGGATGAGAGCGAAGCCATCGAGATTATCCCGTTTTCGCGCAATGCCTGGCATGCTGGCGACGGATCCAACGGCTTCGCCAATCGCAACCTGATCGGTATTGAGATTGCTCGCAGCATGGATTACAGCGACGACAAGTATGATCGCGCTGAAGCCAACGCTGTCGAGTACATTGCTTGGGTCTGCGTGCAATATGGCTGGACAAGCAATGAGCTCAACCAGCATAACTGGTACTCTGGCACAGATTGTCCGCATCGCTTGAAGGACCACTGGACCACCTTCTGCAGCCAGGTCGATGCGCGCATCGCTGAGATCAAGGCTGACGCAGATGGCAACCCATCGCAGCCAGATCCGAACCAGCCGGCAACCGATGACCAGGGCAAGGTCAAGGTCGCGCTCCATGGTTACGAGCGAGACGTGCGCGGTATCAACAAAGACGGCACCGTCTACGTCAGCGTGCGTGATCTGCTTAGCCAGATGGGCTATGATGTAGGCTGGATCGATGGCAAGGTGACGATCGAATATCGCAAAGGCGCATAGAAACGAGAAAAGCCGTGCGCTTGACAACGAGTTGTCAGGTGCACGGCCTTAATTTCTTTCTTTCAAAATATTGCGGTAAAGATTTAAATAACATATAATAGCTTGGTGTGGAGGTGATTTTGTGAGGTATAGGAAAGCGAAGTTTTTTTGGAAAAAAAACCACTCATCTAAGGTTATATCGTGCATAGAGTATGACGATGAAACAGAATATTATACATTCATAAAAAAATGCCATAGTCAGAAATATCGTCAAATTATTATTACTTCGGAATTGATGATAGATATAATTAAGTACTTTGCAATAGAAAAACAATGGTTAGTCTTTGAGATTGACTTAGCAGAAGATGATCATGAGCTAAAACAAGATTTAGAAGTGTTAATTAATAATACAAATCAAGACAGAATATATTTCCACCAGTTAATCGATGAATTGTGCTTTTTATCTGAACAATCTTCTATAGATATAAAACGTGTGTATATTAAGGGAAGAGATGTTGAAGGAGTTGCAATTAATTTCTTTATTCAATCAAATGGCATTATAGGAATAAATACTGAATCATTTGATAATATATCAAATGATATTAAAAAAATTATTGAGGAGTATTTGCTATAA